CCGGAATGATTGCACAAATACAATGAACAACACGTCAACAAAAACACCGACCTACGGCCGGATTGGAATATGTTGCATGTATATACATACAATCATTGTGTATTAAAACACTACCGCAGATCGTTTTTCTGCAAACTAAAACCCTAGCGCAATGCCTAGGGGGGCACACCGAAGTGAAAGCCCGAACAGCATTAACAGCAGGGAGTTGATGGCCTTCTTTTCCAACTAACTATGCTGAAAATGCCAAACAAGTACAATTTACCCAAGGAAGGGAAGGTATTACGAACCCCGCGGAAAACCGCTCAAAAGGTAGCCAGTGAAGGGTTGGGATTAATGTTCCTAGTTGACTGGAATAAGTTGCATGGTGGTGGTCCTATAAATTGAGACACATATGCATCGTCTCCAGCTGCTTTACCAAATACAAATCTTGCGGTCGCTCCACTATTATTACGCACACGCAGAATAGTCTGCTGTGTTGCACCAATCTGATTAGGAGTGCTACCACCAGTAATAAACGGAAATGTATCTCGTGCAAACCCAATCAAGAAATTATATAATATCTGTGGAACTCTGGTCAACTTTGTGTATGAAGGTACCACAACACGCAATGTGTTGTCAGTAGTGAACATGCGAAATCCACTATCTTCATTAGACGCCGCATTATATATACTGGCCTCGTACGTACCAAACTGCTGACCACCATCATTACCCAATGGGTATGCTGCTAAGGTTAAACCTGATGCACTGGTTTGGTCATGTGTAATGGTCCAAACAGTGGAACCATTCGCATACGCATACAGATCTAACATACGTCCAACTTTACCTCCGTACATAAATGCTTGAGCCGTATCCGGAATGGGATTAGCCCCAGTAACAATGGGTAAATAATACTTCTTGTAAAATGGAACCAATGAAAACCCTGGAGATGAAGCGTTGGCCACATCTTGAGTGTGCCAATCAGGAACCATCATAAGTTGCTTAACGCTTCTAAACTTCTCACCAACAACGTGTCCTGACATGTCTTTGTCAAAAGCCACTCCACCGGATTGAAGATAAACTCCCGTAGTGGTCTGGTTACTGGCAGGATT